CCGTTGCTTCATTTACTACTGTGTTACCTGCGATATTTTCTTGCGTGATTGTTTGACCTGCAAGTTTAGTCATATCACCATTTGATGGTGATACTAAAGTTGCCTTTAAAACGTTTTGTGTTTGAAAATTACCATCACTAACTCTTAACAAGTCAACAGTAGGATAATATAATTCTGGTGTCTCATTAAACAAAGCACGGAAAAATATTTCATGACCTTTCTTTGTACCTTTTCTTTTATACAAAGATAAAATGTTTTTTGTAAGTTGTCTTTTATTTAAACCGTCAGTTAAACTATTAGGTATTGTTTGTAAAAAAGTATTTCTAAATTGTAAAAAGAAATCATCTAACGTATCGTTCACATCAGCGTACTCAAGGATTTGTGATATAGTTTCGTTGGGATTGCCACGATATTTTGATATTATACCTTGAGCACCTGAAGTGCCACCTGTTATAGTCTCTCCTGTTATAAACTTGGTGTTTGATGATATATATAATTGTAAATTATCTGTGTCTTCAGCAAGTATAGTTGCTGTTTGTTTTGATGTTTGACCTGTGATAGTTTCGCCTTTAGTAAACTCACCTACTGAACCTTCTTCGTTAAGAATGTAATCACCAGCATTATTACTACTATCGTCTGTGCCATCTAAGGCAAGAAAAGACTCAGTAGAAGTTTCTAAAAGTATTTGATCACTTGCAGTTACACTAGATAAAGTGATCTGTCCTGAATCCATAAAAACATAATATTGTTTTATGAACTCTACTAAGAGAGGATCATTTGCTTGTATGTGTTCAGGAAACTGTCTAGGTACTAGAGTGTTTATTTTTTTGTTAAACTTTGCCATAGTTTAACTTGCATAACTTGTAGTTGTTGTATAACCTATACCTGATGTTGTATCATAAGTATCTTCTTCTACAGTAACGGTTGTGTTAGTTTCATCTATTTCTAAAATTTGATTTCTTACAGGTATAATATCTACTGAGTTAGGTATGATTGTTAATCTAACAGCAGTTGATGTTGCACCATCTACATTTGAAACCTCTGTTACGAACAATGAATTTAATGTAACAACACCATTTGTATAATCAATTGTGCCTTGTGTATTATTTGTGTATGTTCTTGTTTGTCCTACAAGATAATATAATCTTACATTACCTGCACCGTCATCATCTAAAAAATATTCATTAGTTGTATCACCGTTTATTTTAAATCCTGATGATACTAAAATACCACCTGCACTTGCATTGTGTGCTGAATGTGGATTGTAAAATGCATTACTAAATTTCACTGTGTAAGTCGTTGCACCTGTTGTTGTTGCAGTAAATGATTTGTGTAATTTAACAGTTGTGATATTTGATAGTATTGATGTATCTACTTTATTTACCGTTTCAATAAATTTAGAGTGTCTGAATACGTTTTCAAATTGTGTTAAATTATCTGTATTAAATTTTGTTATGGCAGCAGATACTAGTGACTTAATACTGTCACTTGTTTTAGTTGTTGACTTTGCGTCATACTTAACATTAACACTTAATTGTAATGATGTAGTTTCTGGATCTTGTATTATAGGTGTGATACTTGCAACGTTAAAATCTTTTAGTTGTGTAATGATATCTGTTTTAGTTGTCTCTGTTAAAGTTGCACCTGCAACAGGATTAATTGAAATGTATACACGACCATAAACAGGTGTGTCATTATCTTCACCGCCCCATACAGAAACAGACTTTGCGTTTGTATAAATTTGTTTTACTTTACTTGCATAGTCATTTGTCGTAACTGTTCTATTTTGTGCGGCATATTGTTTTGGCGCATTGAAACGAATACTATCTGGACTTTCAGGTTGAGAACCATTTGCTGAATTAGTTGCCGTAGTAATAGTTACGTTTGAAAAACCACCTATGCTACCTGACAAACTAAATGAACTTGCACCATTACTTTCTTCAGCACTTGTTACGATATAAGATAGTGTAACAATATTACCAGTTGACAATGCAGCGCCCAAGACACCATCACCAAACTTAACTTCGTATTGTTGATCTTCAGCACCTTCAAGATAATAAACTTTTGATGATGAATTAATATCTGCTAAATCAGTTGCAAGTGTATATGTGTTTGTTGTACTATCACTCGAACTATTTTGAACTGTAACTTTTAAAGTTGTTGTGTCTGCTAAATTATTTTTAATTAAAAATCTTTGATCAGCATTTGTAGTGTCTACTGTATATTTGTTATTGATAAGTGTACCCTCGTAAACAGGTAAACTAGAAAAAGTATAAACACCATCATTAGGTGTAATTGTTGTATCATCTTTAACAAGATAACTATAAGATACACCATCTACAGTTGTTGTAAAGGTTGTGCCTCTAGAAGCAGTCAATGTAGAACCAGTTGCATTGTTAACTACAACATTTAAAAAGGCAACAGGTGATGTTGCACTTCTTGGTGTATACCCAACATGTTTTGCATGAGAGACAATACTGTTTCTTAAATCAGCACTATCTAAAAACATTTCGTTTGCAAGAACATTACCATACACAGCATTATAATGTGTGTTGTAAGCAAGAACATCTAAAAGTGTGCTTATAGTTGAACCTTCAAAATCATAATCTGTAAACTGATCTTGTTGTCTAAGAAAAGTTTTTAGATTACCTTTGATAGTATCAAAATCTAATTCTGTTACATTTAATCTTTTTGGCATTATCTACTTCTTTCTAACATAACATCTAACTCTACTAACTCACCTGGTATATTAACTACTCTAAAACCTACTGATATCTCATAAGAGTTTGAGTCAAAGTTAGGTCTTACATCTACGGCAGTTAATCTAGCACGTGGTTCAAAGTTTTCTATTACTTCTTTAATTAATCTTGATAATGAGTTTGCTGTTATTGGGTCAATAGGTTCAAATAATAAACCTGCAACACCTGACCCTATCTCAGGATGAAAAGGTCTCTCATAGTGATTTGTAAGAATAAGATTTCTTACAGATTGTTTTACAGCATCTACATCATTCTTAGTAATGACATCTTTAGTGGCACTATTTCTTTCAAAAGATAATGCGATATCTCTGTATATTCGTGAAGACCTAGAACTTGAATTTGTTCTAGAAGCGTCTGTATATCCTGATTGAAGTATTGCCATGTAAACTATTTATATAGTTATCCTGCATTTACATTACTACTTCCTGAAATAGTATGACCACAAGAAGCAGCGTCACCTGATCTAGACACACCTATGCCGTTTGCAAATACTGTAGACGAACCACCTACCATGGGTGGCGTAGGGGCATGAGGTGCAATACCATGAGACGCAACTTTGTCGCCTATACGCACTACACCTGATCCATTTGCATTAACATTACCACTACCTTGAATGGCAACACCACCTGCAACGTCAACACCGTTTCGTGCAACGCCTGGCATTAACCTTGACCTATACTTCTTTTGTGTTGTCTTCTCTTATGTTTATTCTTAGGTCTTGATCTAGAACTGTCACCTATAGATGTTCTTTTCTTAGGTCCTCTAGAGTAGACTGCTAAGTCTTTACGTTGTGCCATTATACTTCGTGTTCACAATTTGCACACCCACAAGAACCGCATGAACCACCATTACTACAATGACAACCGTGTCCACAATTCTTACATGTACCCATGTTACTTACCTTTCTTTTTTGTAGTTTTCTTTTTCTTTTTCTTAACTACTTTCTTTTTCTTTGTCTCTTTGGGTGGTAATACGTTTTCACTCTTACCCCAACCAGACCATAATTTACTAAAAAATCCCATAAAATCTCCTTTTTCACATGCGACAACTTGACGCACTATAGTTAAATCATTGATATATAACACTTTTAATTTAATATTATGTGTATTATTACCTTGACTTTTTACTATTTATAGTGTATTGTATACTAGTATTTAACAGAAAGGATACATTATGACAAATAAAGATTACTCTGACGCAATCGCTGAGTTACACAATGCTTGCGATAGTCTTATTGCTGAGACTAATAAAAAGATGACGAAAATGATTGATGATTTCAATGAGAAATATGAAGATCAAGAAGACGCACCTTATTGTGATACTGTTGACCTTGATAGTAAGTTTGATGTGCTTGCTGATTACGTTGAAGACTACACTAATTAATAATTGAAAGGACTATATTATGATTAAAACTAAATTTAAAAAAGACTTCGTTACCTTGAATGATGTTCTATCATTTATCAAATCTGACGAATGGGGTCCTAACTATGAGAAGATCATAGTTGCGGCACTTAAAGATCGTAGAAAATCTGAAGCGTCAAAAATTAAATCTACTATTACAGTTGGTTCTACTGTTCTAGTTAACGGTCGTTATGAGGCGTGGTTAGGCACGGTTGAGAAAGTTATGAAAACTCGTTGTGCTGTTAAGAACATGAATAACGGTATGAGATATGCCGTTCCTAT